GTGATTGGCGTGGTATTCATATCATTACTTTTTGGGTGGCTAATGTGGCAACTACGCGCCTTATCGGGTGGGTTTTAAGTGCGGTGGCGTTATGCCTGATCGTTGCTACAACCTCCATTGCCTACATCGAAACCCTCTACATGAAAAGCCAACTCAAGCAAGAAATCAGGGAATTGCGTAAATTGAAACGAGAACTCAAGGAAAGTAAATGAATGAACTATTCGGTCTTCTCAAGGGTATCGCACCCACATTGGCAACTGCTGTGGCTGGCCCTCTGGGTGGGGCTGCTGTTACCGCTTTGGCTAGTAAGTTTGGCGTTTCTGATTCCGTTGATGCTGTTGCAAAGGCTATTGCTGGTGACCCAAAGGCGGTTGAAAAACTCCAAGAACTAGAGTTAGAGATGGCGAAGTTGGACATGGCTAACACGGCAGACGCTAGGAAGATGAACTCAGAGATTCAGAGTTCCACCACAGCGTCTTGGTTGGCTAAAAACATTGCTTATGTGATAGATGTGTCGATCATTGCTGGTGCTCTTACGATGACCTTTGTGGTGTTTATCGTGGGTGTACCAGAACAAAACAAGTCAATGGCGTTTACCGCGCTAGGCTCTTTGTGGACTCTTACGGGTACTGTGGTTAACTTCCACAGAGGCTCAAGTGCAGGCAGTAAGGCTAAAACCGAGGAAATGATGAAAGGTGCAAAATGAAAGAACTTTTAATGGCATGGCTTAGTAAGCCAAAAGAAAAACCAACTGTCGAAGAAGTCGAAGTCCAAGTGTGGGCTTTTGTTGTTCGCTCTATTACTATCATGGTGCTAGGCATTGCTTTTGGTGTTTTGTATGCTGTGGCACTTGTGCCAGAAGATAACGCATTAGCACCGATTGATGCTGTGTTTTTAGAGATATTGAAGGCTATCGCTTTTATGGGCGTTGGCACAATGGGGGGCATATCTGGTCGCAAAGCCAGTAACGCTATTGCAAAGGCTATCGTAGGGGAAGAAGATGCAACTAAGTGAGCACTTTAGCCTTGAGGAAGGCACATACAGCGAAACCGCTATTCGACTTGGCATCAGCAATCAGCCCAATGAAGCCCAATTAGCAAATATGAAAATAGCTGCTAAACAACTGGAAGAGGTGCGAAATGTCACAGGCTCTCTTCGTGTTAATTCTTGGCTACGCTTGCCTGATGTCAACGTTGCTGTTGGTGGCAGTAAAGTATCCTCCCACATGGATGGTTGGGCTATTGATTGCTCTTCTTCTGCTCATACTCCTTACGAACTATGTCAGTTTGTTTTGAAGGCAGGAATTAAGTTTGACCAGATGATTCACGAATATGGTCGGTGGATGCACATATCCTTTGCGCCTGAGATGAGACAACAAGAGTTAACCATCTTTAAGCCAGAAGGCAAGTACAAGCCTGGCATCCTTACGGAAGCCCAGTACCACGCCTAGTCTTCTGCGCTAACCCACAAGACTGCGACTAGGATGCCTGCCCCAATCAGCGCACCAAGGATAAGCACAACAATAATTGTCAGAATACTACTAAGCATCTCGACTCCTTATATCGTAAAACCAATCATCTGAGGCAACCCACTTGCGTGACCCGTCCACCGAGTAAGTTTGGGTGGCAACATTAAAGTCAGGTGTTAGTGTTCCTGACACTAGACTTTGGTCGTACCAGATGCACCGATTGTTAGGTTGGCAAGCAAACTGTCCGTTGTCGAGTTTAATGAAATTAAAGGATTTGTGTTCTTCTGCGGTCTCAGAAAAACCCGTATCAATATCGGTTTGATCTGCACAAAAGTCCACAGTAAACATATAAGTCCCAAAGTGCCATTGGCGGTCTTTACCGAAAACCTTAACACTCAGATTCCTGAGTAAGACCTTTTCAATGATGGTAAACCGATACCCAAGGCAATCCCACAACTGGAGAGCGTCTAAGGGTAAATCACCACCATCTTTCCAACAATAAGCGTGGATGGGCAGCTTGTCATACAAAGCCCCATAACGGGGTAAGAGAGACTCAATTCTAAAGACTTGCCCTCGGATGGCTTTGAGAGACACCCAGATACAGGGTTCTAACTCTCCATGACCCTTGTGGTGGTCATACAGGAATTCTTTGCGTATAAAGCATTTTAAAGGTGGCAGAGAGCCTACTAGATAACTCATCTTGCCCTAGCATAAACATAGAAGTGGCGCACCCGTACATCTCGTTTTTGTATTATTTTGGGTGCTGACCAAAAATGTGGGTAATAGGTCTTCATAAAGTCTTTGTGAAAAGCGTTCAAAAGTTTTTCTCCTTGAGGCGTTGTTCAATGGCAATGATTAAAGCTGCAAGGGGCATTGGGTCATGCAAAAACTTTCTTTGTTCCTCATTTGTCAGCCCCACCCAAGGCTTTTTGTAGTCTTGAATATCGTCATCTTCTTCTGATCTGCGTCTGATTTCACGCGAGATTCTTTGGAATTCCTCATCTTCTGGGGTCATTTTTGCCTCGTAAAAAGATCAAGTGCCACTTTTCTCCAGAGGTTCTTAGCCTCTCGGTGTTGGGCGCACATGGGACAGTTTTGGATGGTTTGTAAGATTTCTTGTTTAACAATAAACTTTCTTACATCTTCTCTAAGCTGCTGATGCTCGGGCAGATCATAGATTTCTTTGGTAATGCTTTCTGTAATCACAGCAATTCCCTTTGAATTGGGGTTATCTTCCACTCGCGTTCTAAGCGGTTAGATTTTGACTTAACCACATTCCCCGTCAAGCAGATTTCCCCCTCTTTCTCCAACTCATGCAACCGCCTAGCGACTTGCATTGACTCCAAACCAGTATGGTAAGCAATACCATCCTTACCCAGACTCCCGTGGTCTTTAAGGCATTGAATGATCTTGGTGGCGTGGGCTTTAGCGAGGTCTTTGGCAGACCCCGCAGCCACCCAACTTGTAATTGGGTCGCTATTTCTTACTCTTGGGTGATCAAAAGTCGATAGATTCATCGAAGTCTGCCTTTGGCTTTGGTGCGTTCATATATGCCCAACCAGACCATCCACCCTCAACGATAGGCATACAGTCAAACTTGATCATTGGGCCGTTCTTGGTCTCGATAACCGAGCCTATGCGCTGATAGCGGTTTTTCTCTTGTCCGTCTTTATTGGTGTATTTGCCAGTAATGACAGAAATTTCGTATTGTGTTTTAGACATTTTTCACTTTCAGATTAGTTAACTTTGCTACTTTAATTTCCAATTCCTCAAGGAAACTGGTTACCTCTTCTTCTAACATTGCCACATAAGTTTGATTAAACTCAACCCTTTTGACAAACAATTGAAGGTCTTGGGGTAGACGAGGGTCGAATGACACAAACTCACACCATTGGCGTTCACAGCAAGCCATTTGCCATTGCATTTGGGTGATGTATTTGCCTGGCACAGTTTGGGTCAATAGCGTGTCAATGTGGGTGGCTGTGTTGGGGCATTTGATCTCCAACATTCCAAACAGCCCCACCAACCCGTCAGGAGACGCGCCAGAGTCCCTAATGCGTGGGTGAGGTACAAACCCCACTTCCTCAACCATTACATCCGCATGAGCCTCAAAAGCCGATCTAGCCAAAGGTTCGGTCTCAGTTCCCCAAGTCATAGCTGCATTGGTAAACGATTCACCTTGTTGACCAGTAAGGCGTTCACAGATCAATTGCGCCATGTAGTTATCCCGACTAGCGGAATAGCCTGATTTGGTCTTGGCGATCACATCTGCCACCCGTGAGGCGGTTACTTTGCCCAGACGGGCTGAAAACCATTCTTCGGTGCGTTGTTCCATTATTTACTCTCCGCTTTATCGTAAGCATCAACCCAATTTTTTAAATCTTCTGATATTTGGCGTTTCATCAAATCTTTAGCCGCAGTTATGTTTTTTTGCCATTCCACATCAGCGTTAGCCGCTTTGTATGCCAATTTAAAAGCAGACTGCAATTCTTCCAATGTTTTAGATTCTTGAATGGTTGTGAGATGGTCTTGCATTAAGTTGTAATTAGCCTTGGTTTCCTTTGGTTTAGGCATCACTTCATGCGTGTGGTTTTCGGTGTCGTTGTCTCCCTCGGTTGGGATGGAAAAGGCTTGCATGGCAGCGTATTTGTAGGCTGCCGACATAGCCTTGTTGGTGGCTTTATCGCCAGAATCCATGGCCTCGCCAAATGTGCGGATGGTGTGTTTAGAACCATCTTCAGCGGCCACTAGGTCAAACTCTGCCTCTACTGT